TAGAATTTGAGGTGTGTTAACCCTTCAGGTCTACTAGCAAAATCATTAAGCATAACGCTTATTGAATTAGCTTTATCAGCATCTAATTTTTCAAGTGATTTCGTTGCAGATGTGTTGGATATAACTGGAGTCTCTCTACCGTATTTATCGGTAAAAACTACTCCTAATTGATATTCCCTAAGTGATTTAATGGATTTAGCAGTTTCAGAAGTATTAACACGCCGTATGATTGTAGGAAAACTTGTAGTGTCCTCATGGAAATACGTGAGCTCCGCGTGGTTAAAACTAACTGTAAAGTTAGGTACGTACTTTTCTTGCGTTGTTGTTTGGAGGTTGTAGTTTTGTAAATAATTAGCATACACAATTCTATTACCTGTTACATCTTGAGCTAACGCTTTTCTTGGAACATTATCCCAAGGACGTAATAATTGATTAGATGGAACCACGCTCTCTACTTGCTCTCTTTCAATTATATATGGTAGTGATCCCACATTGTTTTTCCAATCTCCAAGGAGTGAATTCCACCTGTTAACACTACCAGACGCTGCGTACTCATCTGGGCGCACCGTGTCAACTATGTATATGTTTGGTGAGGTCTCATCTTTAAATAATATATCAATAGCAACAACGTCTTCAGGTGTTTGTCTAGTTACAATTCCACCTAAATGTATGTTAGAAGCCCTGTTTGTCATACCTAAATTATATCCTTTTCTAGGGTGGTAATCAAATGAACCTGGTGAAAAAGCAACTTGAGTAAAAGGGGCGAATGCGGAATACTCTCCATCTTCAAATTTGTATCTATAAGAAAATCTAGGAAATTTAAATTCGAATAATCTTTCTTCTTCGTCCCATAAATCAACAACCCATTTTAAACCTGAGGCTCCTGGTGCGGGTGGAAAACCATCTATACTGATTATTTTTACCGTTATACCATCGCTCCACGTGTTCTTATTATCGTCACTAGGATATGAATCCTCAACAACACCCTTTATAATATAGTCTGTTACAGGTAGTCCAGGAAATTCCCCATCATCATCATAAGGTTTGAAAACAATTTTAGTCCCTAATTTTATATTATTTTGAACACCATTTGAGCCAGGGTTTGGTATATGCCAACCAGTAAGACCATTGTTATCGTTTATATTTCCAATTGGAATTTCATTACCACCACCGTCAATAGCGTCCCCAATTCTAATATTAAAAATATTATTGTTCTCCGCGTCTAATCCTGAGAAATTAGACATAGTTGGGTTAGGAAATGAGTTGGGATCTAATGGGTCGAGAGATGTTTCTATAACACCTGTATATATTTTTTGAGGATCTCGAGAAGTATTTACCACCATATCTAGTGGTTTTCTTGGCGCTTTTCTAATAACTGTTATATGTTTTTCCTCTATATCTACACCAGTTAGACCTTGACTTTCGTTTATTAATTTAGTGTGAGTTGTAATATTGGGGGTTCCTTCTTTACAACGTGGGATATTTATTTTCTTAGGTTCACTATTATTGTCAGTCCAAAATAGCATATCGTCAATAATATTTACACCAGTTATAATTATATCTTTACGAAACTTTAAAGCATTTTTATTTTTATCTACAAACACGGGGATTGGAGCAAATGTTTCTCGAGAATACTCAAATATATAATCCACGTTAGGCGTCCAAACAAAATAATATAATCTATCGTTTTTCTCGTCAGCTATAGAGCAAACTACAACACCTCCTTCAACAGCAGAATTAACAGAGGAATTCTGCATCTTCCTGTTACCCAATATGTTTTGCACAGTACCAACGTCAGATCCTTCTGAAGTTGAAACCTGTATGTTCATTGCGTCTGTATACTCTCCATTTGGAACAAGTCTCTCGTCGAGATCCTTATTCATCTTACCACCGGTAAAGTTATGCTTAATTTCTGGCATGTACTAGTGTTTTATTTGTTTCGATTTACCTCTTAAAATTTGAGTTAATTCTTCTATTTTTAAATTTGATAATCTTAATTTAGCTGTTCTTATAGCCGCGAACTTCTCCTTTTTAAGTCTAGGTACTAATTGTTGCGTTTGGATTTTACCAGATGCTATAGCATGTAGTATCCACCTATACATAGCTTCTTCCGCGAATTTATGAACTTGCATTTCTCCATCTGTTCCAAGACTATCACTTATATAATCTAAGATCACAGTTTTTCCACTAATATTAGAACTAAAATGGATTTTTCCTAATTTACAATCTATATAAAAAGAACCATTCGCTTGAGCGTGTTGAGGATCTAATCCAAATCTTGATCCATCCATTGGCCAATAAGTGTTATCTTGATAATCATCTTGATTTTCAGATGGCGTTCCTGATTTATAGTTTGACCAAATATCAGTATCTTTTAAATCTGGAGAGACAAAAGTTATTTCACCTCCAGATGTTACCGCTGTATCTGGTAATTGATCTACTACTATTGTAGTTGTATAAACATTTGTCACGATAGTTCCTACCGGAAAATTATCATGAGAAACTATCATACCAGCTTTAATGTCCGTTAATTCAGACGCTGTCCCTGTTATTTTATAATCTGTAAGATTCCAAGATAGGTTCTCTACTACATGAGATTCTTTTTGTGGTAACAGTAGCGAACCGTCTTCATTTTCAAACGTTAAAATCGTTCCAGAGTTATCTTCCGCTGGAAAAACAGCGGTTCCAGTGCCATCATCTATTGTTATCGTTGTGATACCACCAGAGTTTGAAGTAGCTTCTACAAAAGTATCGTTTGGTAAGTATTGATTCTGAACTACACGCATACCAACTAATATATCTTTATATTCACCATCTAAAACTATATCGCTTGACGAGTCGTCTAAAGTACCCACCGCTTGCAGTGTAAAATCTCCATCAGAATCTTGCAATGGATTTGAGGATGGGTTTGAGGTTTTAGAAGTTGGATACATTAAGTGTTTTATACCAGCAGAATCTACCCAACTAATTTTAGTGTAGTTAACGTAATCTTGAGGCAAGATCATTTGTAATGAGGCTGGCACTGTAATTTCTTGTGCTTTGCAAGATTTAAACGTATCAAAAGATAGTTCAGCTAAAGCTCGTTGAGCGTGAAAAGCGACATCTAATCTTTTTGCTTTTGGTATAATCTTATCCTCACCAACGTATATCAGCATAAATTGATTTATAATATCAGTTAGAGAAACAAATTGATAATTTCCATAATCATTTCCATCGTAATACGATTGTGCTGTTTGATTTAATAATCCCATTTATTATAGTGTTGTTTGTTTATTATCTTGCTCTAGTCCCGTTGCGCCTTGCGCTACCTCTACTGCTTTTAAACCAAAACCAGCGAGTTTTAGTATCTTATAAACTAATTCTGTCTCTTCTGAAGGGTGTAATTCAAAATCTACAGATATATTATCGTTATATAACGCTTTATCATTTACTATTACGTAAGCCCATTCTACTTTGACTGGTCTTCTAATATAACTTATACTCATACTTATAGTAGAAGGAGTTGCTTGAGTAGTTTTCCCAATCGCAACAACTAAACCTTTTGACGTTATAGATCCAATGGGTCTCTCTTCCGTAGGTGTTGTTAATGGTGAAAACCTAGCAGCATCCCAATCTTTAGTGTTTAATAATTCAACTTGATTACTACTAACTCTCACTGTTCCAATTTTATATATTTTCTTAGGTATAGATATATAATCACCCGAAACTGGCATGTTCATGATCATCCAAGAACTATCTTGCAACTCTTCAAATATACCTATTTTTTCATATAAAACACTTAGTGAGTCTGAGTACTCTTGAGTATTACCAAGCGTCTGGTTAAATCCTTTTATATCATAGAAATATTGTTCGAACATTTCCATTTGAGCTTGGTTAGCAAATAGATTAAATTCTTGAGGTGTTATATAGCCTCTCTGCTCTTTGTTTGCTAAAGCTAAAACTCTTTGATATACCGTGTCTATACTAACTGCCATAATTTCTTTTTAATTTTGTAGTTTGCAATCGCCCCGTAGAGCGACTGCATCTACAGTTAGATTAATTTAATCTTTTTTCAATATTGGAGTAAATCTCCATTCCTTCATCAGTCTTAAACCAAGCGGCTAAAGCTGAATAAGGGTGTTCATCAAATGGAACATTCATTAACTTTCTATCGTTAGAACCCCATGAAAAAGTTCTTTGATCAGAAGATAATTTTAATATCCCCATTTCAGTTGCTTTGATACCAAAGTTTCTAAGTTGAACATTATCATCGTTCACTAACTCTAAGAACAATGCTGGGTTTCTCTTAGCATATAATAGTAAATCTCTTTTAAGTTCTTTAGAACTCATCTTAGATACGTTAGAACCTAGTTCAACACGCATAACAGCTTCAGCCATATCAATATCTAGATTTTGAGCAGCGTTTAACGCTTCTATTTCCATTTCTAAAATATCGATTTCGTTTGCAGCTACAGCGGAAGGTTTGTGTTCGTAGAAAATCTTATCTCTTTGCGGGTGATATAGAGATAAAAGTTTTTGAAGGACAGTTTTGTTTTTTGGAACGTTCAAAATCCCTTTTCTAAAAATTATATGTTCTAATCTTTGCTCACCATGCATTTCATCAACAAAACATGTTCTTTGGTTAGATGTATATTTCAGTTCTCTCTCATAACCTTTATCTTCGTCAAACCAGTGTATGTTACACCCTTTTAACAACTTACTTAAAGGTTTGTCATTTCCTTTTAATAGATAAAATCTATCTTTTATTTCCCAAGTATCTTTTTTTGGTGTTGGTAAAGGTTTTTCTTTAACAACTACTTTTGGTTGCTCTGCAACCTGAGTAACCCCTTCGATTGCTGTTTCTTTTTTTGTTTTTTGTTCTTTTGCCATAATATAATATATAATAAAATTAATAAAATAAAAAGGACCGAGGCCGAAGCCCCGGTTCTTTTAAAAATTGTTTAGTTTAATAAACAGAAGTTATTAGCTCCTTGAACAACCATACATCTTTCAGATAGGAAGTTCATTGTCATTGCATCTAAGTCAGAAGTAACAGCTCCAACAGATCCTGTAACCCAAGATTTGTTCTTTCTGCTTTCCATATTAGAAGCTCTATATCTAACGTGTAAGAAAGGTCTCTTAAGATTCTTTCCTAATGATTGATCATAAACATTAGATGTTCCAGCTGGGATAACAACACCTCTAACAGCTTCACCACCAGTTGCAGCAGCATTAATACCACCTCTAGTAGATTTGTCGTTTAAGTATTTCCAGTCAGACTTGTAGAAGTCATAAGAACCTCTTCTGAATCCAGAGAATCCTAAGTTTAATGCTATATCTTCTGAGTTGTCAAATACCCCGTAAGAAGTACCACCAGCTCCGTAAGAATTCATTGAAGCTAACATATCGTCAATCGCAAGAGCAGTTCCTCTATTAACAAACATCATGTTTTCTTCAATAGCACCGTTTTCATCAAATGCAGCTAACATAGCATCAAATTCTGCTAAATCAGTAGCAGCATTAACACCTGTAATACCAGAAGACTGGTGTCCTCTAGATGTAACAGCTTTGAATAAACCTTCAGTACCAGCTAAATCAGCACCAGCATCACCACCACCAGTATCGATGATAGAAGTAGCAGCAGACTTTTCAGCCTCAATACATACCATTTCTAAGTAATCGTTGAATCTAGCTTTAGTGTCACCAGCAGCTTTTAAGTACCAGTAGTAACCATTTTCTCCATCTTCACCAGAAACTTCAACCCAACCAATTTGAGCAGCATCAGATCCTGAAACCTCATACATGTCTTTAATAATAACTGGTTTGTTAGTGTAAGAAGTAAATACTGGTTTATTAGCTCTAGTTTGGTTGTTTGTTCCTTTACCAAATTCAGAACCGAAAACTAATAGTTTACAAGTGTTATCACCATTAACGAATCCTGCGTCCGTCATGTGCTCATAACCGTAAGGTGCAACTGTAATAACTTGAGCACTAGCTGCAGCAGTAGTTACACGAGCTGTAACTGTCTGGCCACCACCAGCGATTAATACCATATCACCAACTCTAACACCGTGATCTGTAGTTTGAGCTACATCATCAATAGTTTTAGTGATGTTGATTGTACTAGCTGTAACGTCGACCATGTCACATTCATAAGATAGATGTAATCTACCTTGTTCTGACCAAATAACTTGATCAGCTGACATAGCTTCTTCTGCACTAACTTGAGCTAAGAATCCAGAGATTGTACGCTTTCCGTAAACCTCAGCTTCTTTTTCCATTAAGTCAGGAAGATATTGCTGTGCCCATCCATTATCTTGGATGTCTAAATAATTCTCTGCACCAATAACTTTCTGCGTGAAAGCTTTATTTGATACAGTTGGATTAGTAATTGCCATTTTGTAATTGTTTTAAATTGTTATTTTCTATTTTTAATTTTGAACTTAAAATCATTAGCATCATCACCTAACACCCTTACTTTAATACCACCCGCTTCAATTTTTCCATGACTTTGTCTTGGGTTCATATCAACGTTTTTAGATTTAGCAATACTATTTTTCATAGCATCTGCTTTTCCTTGTTCGTAAAAGTGTTTCGCAACAGCGTCCGCATTCATTGCTGTGTATAGAGATTTATGATAACCCTTAGCGTCTGACATTTCATTGTTTTCGTTCAAGAACTTCTTGACAAAATTATTAATATCACCTTGGGTATTTTTAACCTCTTCAGCATTGTTTACATTAAATCTATACTTTTTATCACCGACGTTATATTCAAAACCTTTGAACTTGTCGTTAAAAACATTTTCAGTTTTATTTAAAAAAGTTGATTTTTGTTTTTCAGCTATTTTTTGAGTTGCTTCTGACTCCTTGTTGTACCTATTAAAGAAATCAATTGCTTTTTGTTGCTCACCCGTGAGCTTTGAACCAGCTTTGATTTCGTTATAGTATTTGGACTTTTGCCCGTCCAAGTGGCTTTTAGCGTTGGCAACTTGCTCTTTTAACGCTAATTTTTTTCTTCGTATATCTCTTTCTTCGTCCATATCTTCGTCGTAAGAGAACATGTCTTCCATAAGGAAGTTAATTTCTTCATTGTTTAAATGAGGTTTAGTTTGCTTATAATATTCATGAAGTAGATCTTGGTTATCCATTTCACTGTAATCTTGATTAAGCTTAACAAAATCATTTAAATTACCTCCAGTATCTTCCATAAAGTCCATTAACTTTTGAATGTTCTCTGGTAGAGGTTTTCCAGTAGCCTCAGCTTCCGCTATAGCTTCTTCAACCTGCTCCTCAACTTCTTCAACTTCGTCTTCAGTAATTTCTTCTAATACTGGAGTTTCTTGTGTTTCAGTTTCTGGTTGTACTTCTATTTCTTCAGTAACCTCTGTCACCGCTTCTACTTCTTCAGTTTTTTCCTCTGCCACAACTTCTGTTTCTACTTTTTCTTCTTGTGGTGGAGTACTTAAATCTACTTTTATAACGCTATCGTCTCCAGCGGATTCAAATTTACTTTCATCAACTTTCACCACGTTTTCATCACCTGGATCTTGTTGGTTGTTTTGTGTAGTCTCCTCGACTACGTTTTCATCTTTTTCTTCCATAATATAATATAATAATAATTAATAAATTATCTAGGACCAAACGATCCTAAATCAAATCCCCCACCTAATATGTCATTGCCCGAAGACTCAAAGTTTTTAGGTGGTTTTTTGTTGTTTCTTTGGTCAATCATCTCTGATTGCTGTGTTGCTTGTATCTTTGTTCTTTCGTCTTTACGGTCTTCTTTTTGCTTTTCTCTATCTTTCATTCCATCAACCTCAATTCCCTTAAGTTGCATATTGTACTGGAACTCTAAAGCCATTAATTCTTTTTTATGTGCCACTTCTTGTTGCATTTTTTCCATATCCATCTGGACTTCAACTTGCATTAATTCGGTTTTACCAGCGTTTATAGCTTGATTTTTTTGAATCTCAGCTTGAGCCGCTGCTTGACTAGATTGTTGGTTTAAAAGAGCCTGTTGCTGCATATTTTGTTGCTGTAGAGCCTGGTCTCTATCTAATTTCTTTTTTCTTCGCAACTTCAACATTTGATTTGCAAGCTTTATGTTTTTTATATCTCTAACGTCAATAGCATCTGCTAACTCTATAACTTGTTGTTGTAGTGCCATTTGGATATTATTTTCTAATAATCCCTTTTCTTCTTCGTCTGGTTGTAATTCTATAAATATACCAAAATCATGAAGATGTAAATTTGATATCTCTTCTAAAGTACCCACATTATGCGCTCCTATTGCTTGAATAAAAGCATCTTTTGTTGGTGAGTATTCTATAATATCAGATATTCTAAGAGATAGACATTCAGCTGTTGAAGCTGTTAGATATAATCCCGCTTGTAATATATGTCTTGTTGCTGTATTTGAGTTTGCCGCCGCTAATTTTTGCACTCCAACTAAAGCGTTTTTATCTGGCATACTACCATCTCTCGCTTCGTTTAGTCCGGTTACATCTCTTATCATTTGTAAGTAGTAATTATAATTACCAATAAGAGCTTGCATTTTATTTCCACCAGATCCAGATGTAATTTCTTGAATAGGTACTTTACCTGGATTCATATCACCTTCCGAAGTGAAACTTCTCCCTATAACAGATCCCGTCTGGAAGAACATGTTTAAAGCTTCTTGTGGGTTATAGTTTGTTCCATTACCCAGATCAACCTCAGCTAAACCATCAGCATCTAAATAAACTCCATCTGGAACCATTCTGGATAATACCTGTTGAAGTTTTAAGTGGGTTAGTTGTATCATATCAGCAAAACCAGTAACGCGCTTTACTAAAGAATCAATTTTACCATCATACATTCTAGGCGCTACTATATTATAGTTCATTCTAACTTTAGTAAAATCACTTTTTGGGCGCATCATGTTTCTCGCCATTTCCCACTTAAGCAACTTATCAGTACCAAGAATCATAGCTCCGTCATATAAGCATTCTATAGACCTAAGCATTCTACTATATCCACCCTCCTTGTCTTCTGGAGGATTAAACGAATCGTCTTTAGGTATAATTTTATCAGCACCAGTTCCAGTTTCTTTTACCTTATAAACCTCATTCATATAGGTTTTATAGTTAAAGTATAAAACTTGGATTGTGTTGTTATCTTCTTTGTCGTAACTATATTTAGAGTTGTGGTTAGATCTGTTATTAGATTTGTTTTTCATTATATCTTCAAGATCACTTTCAGATAAATGAGGAAATTGTTTTGCTAATTCATTTACTGGGATAGTTTTAACTTCACCAACATAATAAATATCGTCAAAATAAGGGGAATCTGTGTAAGAATAAACGAGGTTTGCTGGGTCGACATAATCTATAGTAACACCTTCAGACGTGTTGAAAGATGTTTTAACAGCACCTATACCAAGAACCGTAAGATCGTAGTAAAATTGTTTTTTTACTAACTCATATTTATTACCTTCCATCAAAGTGTTTATAGCTTGTTCTTGGGCTATTTCAATAGACTGCTTATAATCTAACTGCATGTGCAGTTCTAGTTCCTCCGTTGATTCTGGTATTTCACCTTCAGTATCCCTAGTATCAACACCATAATCTCTAGCTATAGATTCATCAAAAGCTTTCATTTCTATATCTTTTAATATAGACTCCATGTACTCGGTTCTTTTAGATACTCCAAAAGGATCTTGAGAATACGCTTTTACATCATAAGTTCTTTCAGCTATACCATTTACAACTATATCTACAAATTTAGATATGATTGGAATTGGTTTCCAATCTAAATTAAGATAGGACAAATCACCGTTTATAGATAACTCATCCTTATATTTTTGTATTGATTGCTCGCCTCTAGCGTACAATCTTAAATTATGAAAATTATTATGATTAGCTTTGTATCTACTAGAACTCCTCTCGTTGTTAAACCATTCTTGTTCTATAGCCTTACCTACTTTCAAACCATAATCATAGCTTAGCTTCTCAGCATCACCTACGGTTTGACTCGGAAAATAACTTTTAATGCCAGACTCTGCCATATTTATTATTTGATTATTTGTGAATTACTTCCAGTATTACTATACTTAGAAATATTTATATTTAGCTTCGATTTCTCTACTTTAGCATTTGGGGCATATAAATGTCTATTGTTAGCCATAATAGCTAAACCAGAACTTATTGATGCATCATGCTTTGTTCTTTTGTTTATGTCGAATTTACTCCAATCGTTTAATAATTCGTTAAAGTATAAATCCCCAAACGTTCCATCCTGCCTCATCCCAACATGACCTTGTATATACATCTCGATCGCAGCTGCGTGAGCTTGTTTAATATCTTCACTGGAGTTAGGAATTCCTCCAACTTCTTTCTCTGCGACCGATAATTTATTCCAAATCTTATCTGGTCTGTTCATAGAGAACCCTCTATATCCTCTTCTTCTTAAATAGTATAACAATCTAGGTTTGTTGTTCTCTGCAAGTATTGGCATTCCGTAAAATACTAAAGCCATTAAGACATCTTCAAAGAACATCTCTGCCGTAGGTGGTCTTGATAAGTATTCTAAAAAGAAACTATTCGCAGGAGCGTCCTCCATACTAAACCTGGTTAAGCCGTGTAAAGCTCCTTTTGATCCTTCTCCATCTACGGTTCCTGATATATCATACGAGTCACAACCAAATGCTCCCATGTGTTCATTACCAGGATATTTTACGCCATTTTTTAATACCACTCTATTTTGTAGTTGTTGAGACGGAACCCAACTAACTTTAAATCTACCTTTTGGATCTGGATAAAATATAACTTGAGAATCTTTTATACCATTTACCCATTGAAAATTACCAGTTGTAATTCCTAAAGTTCTAGACATCTCTTCGTTATAATCTATCTGTTCATATATTTTAACTAGGTTAAATATACTATTTTTAGTCTCATCTCTAAAAGCGTGCTCTGTAGTTCTTGGAAATTGGCGGTAAAATTCGTTTAAAGCATCTTGATCATCTTTAAGACCATCAACTTCATTTTGCCAACTATCTATTACACCTATATCTATTAATTCGCCGTCTGGCGCAAGTCTGTCGATATCAGGAGTAGTAAAGACTGGAATTCCATACTCGTCAATAAATCCTTCGTAGTTCCATTCCATTGGGATAAAAAGAGAGTATAATCCAGATTTTGTTTGACCATTTCTATTTCTCTTTGTGACATCCGAGGCATTGTATAATTTTTTAAAGTTTTCTCCACCTTTATCTAAAGCGTTTGAAGTTGAGCCCATCATACATTTACCAACTATCCTACTACCTAAACGTAAACATGTTTTTGTAACTCTCCA